ACCATCTTTATTAGCAGAAATATAAAATGATGGGGAATTTATCTTATTTACTATAAAATATGTATCTTGATATGTAACAGTATCACAGGCTGGAAAATCTGGATCTGTTATCTGCACTAAAACATTAGTATTTAATATAAATATATAACCAAAAGTTCCATCAACAATACAAATCTGTGTTCCATTTTCTGCTATACCTACACGACCACTTCCAGTTAATAAAGTACCTCTAAGTGTAGTAGTTCCGTTTTTATTAACCTCATACAGCTCATTAGATACAACAATAAACGCTCTATCTAAATTAGCTATAGTAATAGCACCACGTGAACCACCACCACCAGCCGTTGAATTTAAAGTAGTACCAGGGCAAGAACGTAACGATGCAACGTCTTTAGTTCCTTGAGTTTCTGATAATATAGGAAAATAATTAATAGACCGCTGGACACCAAAGCTTAAAGCGTCCATTTGGTAACTACCACCTGCAACTTGTATTTTCATTTAATTATTCTAACCACTATATATATTGCCATCTCCAGCATTATTTATTGTAATACTTTGAGGAACACCTTGAATAGCAGTAACAAAACTATTTCTCTTTGCATTATAATCTTTTATAATTCTAAGAGCATTACCAGCGATGTTTATAACACCCATCGATGGTGCAACCTGATATTCAGGGGCTATCTCAAGTGCTAGATTGTAAACAATAGCCCTCTCATACCCATCACCAAGAGTTACATCTGTTGTTAAATTAATAAATGACGTTAAAGCTTTATTGCTGTATAAATGCAAATTCATAGCCTGTGAAGGGAAATCCAATATATTAATAATTCCCAAAGGGTCATTTGGTATGTAATTATAAATAGATGGATATGCACCACCTATTGTTTTATTAATAATTGCACCATATTCGATACTGTCTTTTTTAGTTAGATTATAATCATATGATCCAATTCTGACAAAAGCAGATAATATATCTTTAGGTTTTAGCGTGTTAAAATCACCACCTACTCCTATTGTATAGCTTGTTTTGCCAATAGTAAGAGGAAGTATTTCCCTTGTTTCATTAAACACTAGTAAACCGTCAACGCTCCAAGATGAAAGCATAGAATTCAACGTTACTAATCCATCTTGAGCCTCATCAGCAGGGACAACTTGCCCCTTACCTATTGCAGAAATTAATAACAATGCTCTATTTATTATACCTCTAGCATTAGCCATTAATTACACTTCTTTTCTTTAGGAGTATCTTTCCACCCATCTTTTAATGCCACTTTTAAAGCCTTTTCTTCTTCAAACAGCTTAGCATCACCGTTTTTAAATAGAAATGTTGGTAAACTTATCATAAAATCCTCATAGTTTGTATTATTATACCCACCAGCACAATCATATACTGGCAGGTATAAATTGAGTTGATTATGCAGTAATTCTGCAAGCCCATTCAGGACGAACAGCGGCAATACCACCTAAGAAATCAAGGCGCATAATTAATTTATCAGTTAAAACGTCATAATCACGAATAACACGGATAGTTATATTATCAACTGTTTCTTGTGCTGCTAAATCTGTTCCATTTGGCTTAACAAGAGGAACAGAAACCATACGGAATGCACTTTTATGGAATGCAAGGTTCTGTGTATAAGAAGCTGAAGCAACACCCACTGGAGTAATTACAGCATTGTTAGCAGGCGAAGCACTTACATTTTGCGTTGAACCAGTTGTTATAATAGAAGGAGAAATACTTAATGTTGCAGCGGTCAAAACTGCTGTGGCATCAGCTTTAACAACAAATTGTTGCAATGTGCTTGTCGCAACCTTTGTAATAGGATGAACAGTAAATACACCTGCAATAGTGAAAACAGTTCCTTTCGTTATTGTTCCTGTAGCCCCCCAAGTATCAGTAATCAAAGAAGCACCAGTTTGAGCGGCACCATTTACTAAAGGAGTTCCACCCATAGTTCCGTTAGTATGAACATTAAGCAACTCATTTGATTTATAAGTAAATCCATCAGAAATACCCATTACGCCTTTTTTGTATTGAGCTGAAATAGAAGACGCATCTTGAAATAAACCACTTCTTGCATTAACAGCAGAAGCCGTAGCAGAGCTATTTAACAATAAACAGCGCTTATCATCAATCGGAGCCAAGTTAATATCCATTGAGGTTTTAGCAGAAAGAATAGTAGCAACATTAAAAACTGTTGAACCAGCAGTGCCAACAAGATTATACGTCTCATTTGTAGCAGTAGCAATAAATCTATTTTCAACATCTTGTGCAATAGCACTAACAGCAGGTTCAAGAACCCTTTTAGCCCACGACTTAAGTGACAAGTCATTTTGGATTTCTGCAGAAGTTAATGCAATCGGAACATTAGACAAAGTATTAAGAGATAATGTAACCTTTTGCTCTACAATACTTTGTATTGAGCCAGTAATATCAGCAGTATTACCAGGAGTAAACCTAGCAGGTACATTTATTTGGATACTTTGGCCAGCATTGTACCCATTTTTCCCATCAAAGTCACTTATTTCAGATTTATCAATAGATTTACAAAATTGTGTCTTATCAGCAAGCATTGAAGCCGCCATTTTTGCGATTATTCCAGGAGCGTTTTGAATGTTATTTATAGCGTTAACCATAATAATTACCTTTACTTTAAGTTATGAATTCATCCACTTCACTAGCTCATTAGCACTCATATTATTAACATTAGTACTAGTTTTTCCGTTTCCAGAAATTGGAGTTGGTGGTTTTGAATGAGGTTTAATTTGTTTTTTTGTTGTAGAACTATTAACCATATCACTAATCCTTGTTATCTCCATAACGGCCTTAATTGGCGACAATACAGCTAGCTTTTCCATTATATCAATGTTATTTCCAACGTGATATAACAGCTCAGGGATATTATCCATCTCAAGTACAGCATTTCTACAAGCAACCATAGATGTGTGGTTATCACCATACGACTCAAAAATATCACCAACAATACCAGTTACATCATCATAATCCGCATTGTTGAGCCTAAACTCATCAGTTTGTTTTATGTAATTAGCTTCCTTAATTGCCATGTCATTCTCAAATCTTTTAGCATTATTAGAAACCTTTTGTTCTTCAATAATTTTTCTATTATCCTCATTTGCAACTTGTTTGCCATATTCAATCATAGCATTTGCATAATCATCAATAGAATCGTAATCGTCCTCAGTAGGTTTTACTAAATTGCTAGCTTTTACATTGTCGTCATTATTTACAGTAGAACTTAATTTTTTAAGCTCTTGTATTTTTCTGTTTGCAGCTGCTAATGCGGCAGTTTGCCTTTGGATTTTCTTTCCTTCTTCGGTTATTTCTGGCTTTTTAGACTCTTCGCTTTGTTCTTCCGCAGTAGTTTCCTCTGCTTTTTTTTCAATATTATCTTCAATACCTAGTTCGGAATCTTCAGTAATATCTTGTTCACGTGTGTTTTCTGAATTATCTGTCGCAGTACCAACTGCATTATCTATAATTTCATCACTCATCTTCGTTTTCCTTTTCTATTGTTTCGGCGTTGCCACCTTCTTTAAAATCTTCTACCTCATTATTTTCATGAGGCTCTTTTACATCATCACCACAACACTCAAGCTCACGAGCTGCAATAATATGTTCAACGGCACCACTAACATCATTTAAGCCGTCTTTTATTTGAGTAATAGCTTCTGCAAAATCATTAGCAGCTTCAGCTGGAATACCATTATTTGCCTCAGCCTCTAATTTTCTTATTTCTGCACTTGTTTTCATAAGCTTAATCTCTAAATCAGACTTTTTAAGCTCAATCTCTTGTTGTTTTTGGTTCAATTCTATCTCTGAATTATCCTGCTTAGTATTTAGCTTAACAAGCAAATCATTAACCTGTGCTTCCATATCAGATTGAACCTGCTGTAAAGCCTCTTGTGTTTGCTGTAATTGAGTCGCAATAGGATCATCTGTTAGAAATTTAGGGTCAATAATAGACTTCATCCTCTTGGCAAGCTCCTGTCCATTAGGAATATCTAAATTACTAAAAAATAAATCAGGTGCTATCTCCATAATACGAGGATCTATGTTTGCAACTTCAAGCATTGAATTAACAGCCTCCTCTCTTCGTGTAGAATAAGACGAACCAACATCTACAACAACATCATATTTGCCAAGATCTAACTGGTAACGACCCTGTTGTTCAACTCCATTAATAGCAGGTACTAAATCTCCGTTGTCATTTTTCGCATAAGGTTGGTTAATTGGAGCCATTTTAGGCAACCCATCTTCGCCTATTATTCTTGCAATTCTAGCACCAGTATATATTTTAGGAATTAAATCGACAAGAATTGTTCCCAATTGCCTTAAAGCAATCGCCAAGTTATCAACAAAATGGAATGTAGAGTTATCACCCTGCACCTTTCTTGCGTTAATAGCACTACCACTTATTTCAGTTCCACTCATACCCATTGAGGCATCAAACATACCTAAAGATGCCTTGATACCGTCAGCCGCTAATTGCCCCTCTTGCAAAATAGCCATTGAACCAGTTGGAACTGGTTGTCTTTGTGGAGGAGGAACAACCTGCCCAGTAGCCTCGTCCTTAACTAAATCATACATTAGAACAGCATTATTGCTATTGTTAGCACTCGCCCACTCATTAGCCATACTTTCAAACTGTCCTACAGCTCCTATAAACGGAGTTTTAGGCTGTAAAGCTACAACCTCTACACCTGCTGTCTTCCAATAGTTTAGCATTTGTTGTGGGTTTCTTGCTTGATTTATTAATGAAAAACATTGACGCTTACCATCAATAAACACCTCTTCGCCAATAACTGGAATTAAAGGAATACAATATCCTAGCCATTCTGTTTCATCTAAAATTTCATCACCAGTTATTTTATACCACTTTACAGTGCATCGCTTGTCTGTTCTTGTTTCTATAACCTCAACACCAGCTGGAACATCTTTACTGTCAAAAACACCTTCATTAGTTAAAGATATTTCGACATCTTTATATTGCTTTACAAAATACTCTGCAACACGTACATTATCATCACTATACCAACTCTTACCACTATCTGTAAACGGCTCAATTGAGGCCTTTGGATATTGTTTCTTAAAATCTACCTTATCTATATCAAGAAATACAAAACCCCACTCTGCGTCACTTGCATCTTGGCACTGTGAATTAGGATCAATATATACGCTTTTTGGGTTTGTAATTCTATCAATATTAATTTCTTGGTCAAAAGTTCCATCAATATATTTAGTATTAACACGCAACCAACCACGACCAAAAGAGGCAGCATTCCAAACAGCACTATCATATGCATTAGAAGCTTTTGAGCAAACCTCTATATTTTTTATAATACCTTTTAAAATATCAGCAGTATCAACATCAGATTTTTCGTCAACTGGGTGAACTTTAATTGATGGATTTGCCTGACGAACACTATTTACAACTTGATGCACAAAAGGTAAACATCTATTTTCAACAAGACAAACCCTTCCAGCTCTCTGTCTTTTTATCTTTTCATCCCACTGGTCACCAAATACAAAACGAACATCACTCTCACCACGGTCATATTCTTCTTGATAATAACTTTTAGCCTGTTCAAATCTATCATGAGCTATTTTTATTATGTTATCCACACCACATACCCCCATTACCACTCTTAAATACACTAGGTATAGCAGGTTTATTGTATGTTGTAGTTTTTATATTGTCAATAATAATCGATAAATAACCGAAAGCATCACTTGCATCTTGACTCCAATCATCATATGGCGTGTCCTTAAATTTGTTTTTATTTTTATCATATTGATAGTGCCAAGACTTTAGTGCACC